ACCCTTAGCAACAAGCGAAGCACCGGCGGTCGGCCACGCATTTACATAGAACCAGCACTCAATGGTGAAGTCTGTTCCAGACTCTCCAAGCCAGTCTGCAACAGCGGATGTTGTTAAATAATCGCCCGTGCCATCCAGCCCCAACGACGATCCACCGAACTTACTCTGCGTCGTTGAAATCTGCGCATTGCCGTTCGCCGTGACCGTATGACCGTAGATGGAGTCGTCTGCGAACGTAGTGCTGCCGTTGGCACCGTCGAAGTTGAGCAGCAGAGAGGCTAGCGGCTGAGACTCTTCGATCACGGTCTCCGTGCCACCCGTCGCCCTACAGAACTGCGATGGCAGGGTATCCAACTCACGCAGGTAGGCTTCCGGGCCTTCGGTGTTGCCGAGAAGCCCGCCACGGCTGAGGCGCGGAGAGATGCGTCGAATGCGTGACATGGAGCGTCCCTAGAGATCTGCTTTACGGGCCTTACGAGACTTCCTCGTACGAACACACCACCGCCAGGTCGCTGGCGGCCGATGCCGTGACGGTCAGTCGGCGGTCCTCTTCTAGCCAGATGTGGTTGTCCCGGCTGAGGAGAACCACAGAGCTGTCGGCTGGTACGTTCAGTGTGCTGGCAATGGCGTGACCCGTGCCTGCGGAGTCGTCGTCGTAGATCTTCAGCGTGATGTCGGCGGCATTGGTGCCGTCGATGTTGGCCACGGTGATGTTGGTCACCCGCATGGCCTTGCCGCTGGAAGCACTGTTGACCAGCAAGTTGGTTTCGTTGGTATCGCCAAGCGTCAGGTAAGTGGTCTTACCGTTGATCGTTGTTGGGCTGACGAGATTTGGTGCCGCCATTTCGGACTCCTAGTTAAGCAACAGGTCTGTGGGGTTAAATGCGTCTGCGCCGACTTCAAGCCACTCGGCCTCAAAGAAGTAGTCAACCGTTAGCGTAGCTGGGTTAGTGGTGGCAGTGCCGAGCGAGTTGGTGAACACAGCCCGGTACTGATTCTGGTCGTCTGATGGAAGTAGCGTAGACGTTGTGTAGGAGGTAGCGGTGGCCCCGCTTATGTCTCCCCAACTGCTGCCGCCATCTGTCGACAACTGCCACTGCACAGTCGGCGTCGGCGTGCCAGACGCTGCGGCACTAAACGTCGCAGTGCTGCCGGACTCTGCCACCTGTCCAGTCGGGTGAAGAGTTACAGACGGTGCTACGCCGCTGCTGACCGGTCGCATTGTCTTCGGGTCCATCACCATGTCGGGAACTCCGAAAGATCGACTTCTGTGAGACTGTAGCCGTCAGGATTCCCAGCGTCGTCGATCATCGCGTTGATCGTTGCCGCGTCTGCATAATAAGGATAGCCATATGTCGGTGCCGTCCAGAGGCTAGTTAAAACCAGTTCATTGTTGACGACAACAAACGCGGGGGCACCGGAGTCTCCGCTGACGACAGGGTCGCCAAGCGGATTGTCTGGGTAGTATTTGATTGGCCATCCTTCTGTTCCGCCTACATATGTCACCCAGTCGGTGTTCACGCTTCCATCATACGGGTAGGGTCGCACGGCATCCGGTAACTTACTTATGTAGGCCGTTGCAAGCCTTTTATTTTGCGTTGTGTGGCACACTCGGAGCCAAGGGCCGAGTCCGTTCGGGTATGCAAAACCGGCTCCCGAACCAGTTGAGGACACTCGCAGAGTCGGTAAGTAGGGCGACGGGTCTGCTGGAAGAACTTTTGCAAAACCGATTTTTCCAGGTACATCTCTATCCAACTTCGCTACGACGATGTCCCAAACGGAGATGACATATCCGGCTGTGTACGGATGCGCCTCCACCGCTTCAATTTTAAACTCATCCGTCACGTTATCCGGCGTGACGTAGCGGATTCTGTCTCCGACCTTTGGGTAATAACTCAGGTGATGTGTGAATGCTACGTGACGCGGAGTAATAAGAACGCCGCCGCCGCCATTGCCCGTTCTGGTGTTGTAGGGCGACATGCAGGTTTTGTTGATGAGATCAGCACCCCAGCATTTTTGGTTCCAGACGTAGGATGACGCTGCGTTGTTGCGAGTGCTCCACAAGTCCATTGACGACCTACCGCGGCCAGCAATCCTCGTCTCAATCTGGTCGTAGCAGTGCTTGTTGAGTGAGCCATCTGTAGGCCCAGTTGTAAACGTAACTGTTTGTCCCGTTTGGATTTGCACTGCTACTGGTCGTACGGACACTTCGCCATCTGGTGATCTGGCGATGATTGTTGCCGTACCGGACGCTTGCCCAATTGCCAATCCATCAGATGGCGACGATATTACAGACTCATCACTGCTCGTCAGCGTGTACGGCTTTGCAGCAAGAGACGGCGGTCGCAGTTGTGCAACCTCTATCAAGTAGTCTGTCCGTGTTGATGCGCCAGTTTGTGTCGTCGTGTTGTGGTCGTCGGTCGTTCCACTGCTAGATGCTCCCGTCGCAGTGATGGTCGTTTTTGGAGTTGCTTCAACAGAAAACGTGTACGATCCTCCAGGCCCGCACTTGTGGATGCGAGTTGGCGTCGTCGTCAGGTCGCCAAGGTTAGCGGGTGCGTATGTAGCGTCGTTCACGTTGAACTGTAATCTCCAGAACTGACTGCTGCATACGAATACCACCCGGCGTCTTTGCCAGACGGCTTTTCCACAGTATGCGAACCACTGCCAGCGGATGAGGTATTGATAGAACTGCCGTTGCGCGTTGCCGACAATTCAAATGTGTCGGCCCCAGTCCGCTTGACGTAGTAGGTTGTTGAGGTACTCAACCCTGTAGGCAACGCGCCGTCAGTTGCCAGACTGACTTTCATCCCCGTGTATAGACCATGCGCAACGCTGGTCACAACTGCGGGAGACGCATTGCTAATAGTTGCCGATGCGCCGTAGGCCGTCGGGTCGCTGGCGTCAACGCTTGACTCGCCCGCCAGCGTTCCGGTGAACGACGGGAATGAGCAGAACTCAACGAGTCCTTGCATCGCTCCATATATCGGCGGAAGCGTGCCGCCAACCTGTCGCCATGTGCAGTTTTTGATAAGACCATCAAAAACCACACCGGCAAAGGCAGTCCTGTTGATGTAGCAGCCATCAGCAATGCCAGCAAAAATATTAGATTCCGTAGTGCTCATAGAACCGAGACTGCAAAACTGACCTATAGAAGATCCGTAGCCTGTCCCGACTTCGCAATTGAGAAGCGTTCCTTGCACCACGTCCGGTAAAGCACCAGAGAAAGCGTAATGGCAATCGTAAAGAACTTGCCCGCCGCCACAATTGATAATGAATCGCTTGGCTCCACCCGATGTTGCGGTAGACGTAAGACCCCAAAGTCCGACTACTCGCACATCCGCGCCACCAAAAGAAATTTTGTAGGAAGCGGTGCTGTTTATAAAAACAGACGGTGCCCACTTGCCGGACCCAAGCCCTACCACGTCAACGAAATCGGTGTCAATCGTCAGCGTGCCGTCGTCAATGTCGTAATATCCAGGGTAGATAATCAACGCTGCCCGGTTCGTCGCACTCTTCGCATTCCCGCCCGGCGTCAACGCCTTGGCTGCCGTGTACTTCGCCAGCAGGTCGTCACCCGGCTGGCAAATCACATACGCATCACTGTCGGTGACAATCCCACGCCCACCCGTGGTGGTGCCGTCGCCGATGAAGAAACGGTTGGTGTCCGTGGTGTAGATCGGCTCGCCGCTGGCTGGTACAGGGTCCATTGCCAGCCGTTCGGCGTCGGTGCCCTGGCGGAACTGGAGGGCTGCGGCGGATGCGAGGTCCACCCATGCGCCGTCTTTGCGGGCGTAGGTGTTGCCGTCTGAGGTGGCGTCGGAATACGTATAGGACGTGTCCGCCCAGTTGTCGCCAACGCCGACCTTAAAATTGCCGGTGTCGCTCTCCACGCCAAGTTCGCCGATGGCGAGGTAGTAGTCGCCAGCAGTCCAGTCGGCGGCAGTCTTTGTACGGATCAGCGGTTTGTTGGAACGCAGCGGGTCCGGGAAGCTCATCAGCTCATCCTTATGAGGGCCACCAGCGAGGCGGCGATTATGAAACCAAAGGCCGCAAGCATTGCGACGAATACAGCAATGGGGTCACGCTTCATCCCTTCACCAGCACCGTCATCGCAGTGGTGGTGGCACCGACGACTACCGGGCACACGTAAGCTGCAGAGAAGCAAGCATCTGGCACCGGGTGCGCGCCAACTGTCACGCTTGTCGTTACGGCGTTGTCAGATGCGTAGACCTGCAGGGGCGTCTCGCCCTGCCCGCCGGAGACGTGCCAGTTGATCTGCGTAGCACCACCTGTGTTGGCAATCAGCACAACTGCTCCAGCCCATCGGCTGTACGGAAAGCTGCCGGATGTTGTTGCAGCGGAGCTGTTAGCGGTGATGACTGAGTTTCCGCCAGACCGTCGCTCAATAGCGTTCATCTACCCTTGCCTTTCAGTGCGTGCTTTTCGATGACCTTCTCCCGCAGCTCGCCAGCGCTGGACTTTTTGTCCTTGGTTCGCAAACTGCGAACTTCCTTCTGGATGATCTTCTCGTTCAAAACGGAACGCTTCGGATCGGCCGGGCCAGGGTCATAGTTGTAAATGCCCTGAACAGCCAGCCGGCGTTTCTGCGAGACGCTTTTAATGTCATCCACTCCAGACACCCATGCTTCCGGGTCCTTCCAGCCACGTTTGTCCGCAAGGCCGCCAACGTAGTATTTTCCAGAAATGTCGATGCCGGCCTCACGGGCCTCCTTAGCGACGTAGTTCGCTTGTCTCTTAGGCATGTTGTCCAGCTGCTGGTTGTTGTAGCGGCCCTCCATAAACGCACGGTCTGACCCAAGTGAGCCAGGGGCAATCTGGTAGGCGCACATCTCAGCCCACTTCTCGCCGTGCGGAAGGGCCTTCTCGTAAGTTTCCACGGCTTTAAGGCCGAGTTGCTTAATGTGGTCTGGGATCACTGCTGAGGCTGCTCCTGGGGTTGTTCACCAGGCGGAGGGCCTGGAGGGGGTGGAGGTGGCGGCGGCACCAAGTAGCGGCTCACATCGAACTGCATGGTGTTGCCCCAGTCCTCCAGCATGGCGTTGAAGAGTTCTGGCTTACCGGCCTGCAGGAGCCCTTGTGCGACCGGCATAATGATCTGCATGGCGTTGTTGAGATTTTCGACCTTGCTTGCGATGTTCGGCTTGCGTGCCGAGCCGGCCTCAACGCGGTAGCTGTACTCACGGACGATGGTGTCTGGCGCCTCGTTGAGGACGTGCATCTGCCACGCCTGTGCGGCCATAGGCCCAAGCAGCGGAGCAACGTCCTCTGGCGAGATCAGCCACCTCGCCATCAACGCTTCCTTGCGGGCAACCTCAGACAGGGCGTCTTCCAGTTGGTTCGCATAGTCGTCGGGTCGAACGCTGATTTGCTCAGCCTTCACCTGTGCTTCTGCAGCACTTCTGAACTGATTTCTGGAAAGCCCGTAAATAAGCTCTGTGAGCCCCACGCGGCGGTCAAATAGGGCCGTTACCTCAGCGATGATCTGGTACATGTCCTGGGTGACACCAGGCATCTGGAACACGCTGATCACGTCGTTGACGCTGCGGCCGATGGCCTCGCTGATCTCAACGATTTTGAAGCCGCCCTCGGCCTTGTCCAGAATCTTCGCTTTGATGTCCGGGTCCGCCGCCTTGGCGACACCGACGAGTGTTTGCGACGAGGTGGCAATGCGGGTGGCGAGGAATGACATAGCCCAGTTGATGAACCGCAGCTCGCCGATTGCTGGGCGGATCAGCGAGAGCGGCCAGCTGTAGCCCGGCTTTCCGTGCCAGGCGAGCAAAGTGAACGGCCATCCGTTTGGCTCCGCCCAGAATGGGATCGGCCACTGTGCTGCCATAAACAGCGACTGCGGGATGCCAGTCTCGTCGACCTCCTCCTGCAACATCGCCGGCGGAGCGTTGAGAGGGAAGTCGACCCCTTCGGCTACAACGATGTAGCAGTTCGGCCCGAGGGCGTCGAACTTGCCTCTCAGCTCCTTGTCCCCGTCCTTCAGGCGGTCGCCGAACCCGGTCTTTGAGTAGATTTCCCAGTAGGTGATCAGATCGTTGGTTTTGCCGTTCTTCCGCTTGTGGTCGTAGCCGCGTTCGGTGGATCGGGCCTGTGACTTATAAGTCTCACCGTTGCCGCGCAGGTCTTCCCGGTTGAGGCCAAACTTATTGGCCACGTAGTCGACCGGGTGGACTCGCTTGCGGGCACACCAGAGAATGTCTTCAAACTCGTCTGCGTCCGGGTCCCAGACGAGGTTGTCAACGGAGTCGAAGAAGCTGCCGGCGAACTTAGTTTCAGTACCTGGGGGCTGATACAGCTCGTGCCACCAAACGGAGCACCCCTTAATGAAAGCCTCCTCAACGACTTTTCTGGAGTGCTGTTTGAGGTTCAGCTCGTTCGGTGTGTAGTTGAGGTAGTCCTCCAGTAGCTTGCTGACGAGCTTGCGGCGCTCCAGCATCATCTGCTGCTGCTGCATCATCTGCTGGTACATCTGCATGCCGGGGTCTGGCATCATCACCGGCTGGCCGTCAGGGCCGACCACAGGCTGGCCATCAGGCCCCATCTGCGGCACAGGAGGCTGTGGGAAGATGCCGAGCAGCTGCGGCCCGATGATCGGGTACTGCTTGGGAGTGACCGTCCGGGTCGGGTTTCTGTGGTGGATGACGGCGGTGAAGAGCCGGACGGCCTCCCACACCCGATTAATCTGCATCCGGAACTCTGGGGGCTCAATGCCACGGGAGTAGTTCCTGAAATACTTACTCCCCCACATGGCATCCGGGTCCGAGCAGAAGAAGGCCATGGCCTCGTCAGCGTCTTCCGAGAAAGGCTTCTTGTGCTTTTCAGCGAGCTTGATCTTCTCAAGCCACTGCTTGCATATCGGGCGGAGAGGGTTGTCGTCCATACAGGGTTACTGTCCCTTTTTGTTGGGTTGCAGGGCGGCTAACTTCTTCTCCAGCATGGCTACCTTCTCTGACAGGATGGCCACTTGCGGGTCGGACGGCTTGTGCTCCCATGTGCCATACCGCTTCCACTCCGGGTACTCATGAAGGCCAGGGTCGTCCTTGTGGTGGACGCTCGGCCTTTCCGTGCCGCCGTAGCCTGGTGAAACCACCCACAGGACGACGGCACGCTGGCCGACCTGCGACACCAAGCCGATTTCCGCGTCCGCATTTTCATGCGGTCGGTAAAGGACCCAATCACCCAACTGGACTGCTGGCATATCGAAGGACTGCATGGCTTACTTTCCGGATACGGGGCCAAGGTTGACGCCATTTTCTTTGTCCCGCTGGCGTCGTTTGCGGTCTTCCAGCCACTTGACCCACCAAGGGTCAGGGCCAGTCTTCTTTGGAGGTGCGTGGTACTTTGGCTCGTACGCGCACAGGTACTCCAAGCACTGCACTGCGTGAACGTCGCCGCGCGTGTACGGCACGTCTGTGACGTACGTGACGCCGTTGACGTTGGTCGTCTTCTTGCGGTATCGCTTAATCTCTCGCAGGAGGTTGGGGCAGGAGCTTTCCAGCACCTTCAGCTGCACGCTGCCGTCGCCGCGTATGTGCATCATCTGCCGCACAAGATTGGTGCGGGCCATGATGTCGTCAGAGCCCGGGATGAAGTTGTGGTTGGTGGCCAGGCTGCGAATCTTCCGCTTCTTCAGCTCCTCCGAATACAACTCATGCGGAAGCCGGCCTGAGCCCAAGTCACGCAGCGTGCCGCCGTGCATGTCCATAATGAACGCACGGAACGACTGGTGCTTGGCCTTCTTCTCAAACTCCTCGCCCCAGATAAGGGCGTTGCAGTTTCGGATGTAGAGTTCGTCGTAGATCAGCAGGAACGACTCGTCAGGAGGCACTGCACCAAAGATGCTCGCCATTACCGCGTGGCCCGGGTCAATGGCGACGTAGCGAGTCCAGTCTTCTGGGACCTGCGGCATGTCCTCACGTTTTAGGATGTGGACTGCCTGATTGAACGTCGGATACATCAGGGTGGATTCTGTTGTGAACTCACCTTCGGCACGCATCCGCAGTTCATCCGCGCCAAGTGCCGACCACCGTTCAATGTTCTTGCGCTTCTCTTCTGAGTCGATGAAGTTGTTGTCTAAGAAGCGGAACGTGAACTTCTTGATGATGGGGTTTTCGACACCCTCCTCAATGGCCTTGTCGGCACGCTCGCACAGGCCGATCAGGGCGTCGTTCTTGGAGTGCGGCATAGCCGACCACACAAAGCGGCCTTTACGGTCTGCTAGGCGTGCCTGCGATTCACCGACGAAGTTCTCGTTGTTAACGTCCTCGTCGATCCAGATCAGGTCTGCTTGGTAGCCCTGTGGCGGCTCGCCTTCTGAAGAGAAGCACCAGATCGTCCACCCGTTGATCAGCTCCACCTTGTTGAGGTAGCCGGCGTTCTTGAGAACCCATGACACCTCTTTGATCATCCGTGGCGGGATCAGCGGAGGGGCAGGCTTGCTGTCTGTCTTGTCTTCGCCTGGGCGGAGTGACCGCCATTCGCCCGTGGCCTTGTCTTTGACAATGCGAAACGCGCCGGCCTTCATCAGGATTGGGTAGATCACAAGGCCGATGTGCGGCCAGTTTCGGCCTACGATGGCGAGGTTGCCGCCTTCCGCCGGGTACTTGCCGTGCGGGTCCTGTCCGGTTGCTGCGCGGGCGGCCTCCACGGCTACGGCAAGAGTCTTTCCGCCACGGTTGCCGCCCAAGACGATCCGCTCCGACGCCATGCAGGAGTGAAACTCCTCCTGGTGCGGCATGGGCTCGTAGAGACGCAACGCCTCAATCTTGCGTCCGTGAAGCTCCGCCTGCACCTCCTTTAGTTGGGAGAGCGCGTGCGTCGTCAGGCCAAGGTCAACTTGGCCTTCGGGCTTTGGTGGCGGAGGAACTGGGGGGTGCTTTTTCACTCCACTCCCCGCACTTGGTTTTCAGCTCCGTCAGCGGGAACTTCCCGAGCCACTGGTTTGCCTGCGTTTGCGGCGGATACCTGTGGCATTCCCCCACTGAGCTGCTGAGGGGCTTCCAGTGCCGGCAGTTTTCGCACATCCGTAGCATTGATGGTGTATGCCGCTTCCAGTAGTCGCTGCTTCAGTTCGTCTTCCAGTTCTTCCTCAGACCACAACTCCAGCGGCTTCTTGGCTCCGCCCATGGCGGTATTTGCACTGGTGAGCCGCACAAGTGTGTCCAGCATCTTGGTCCGGAATGCGCCGCCGGGGGCCGCGTCGTAGAACTGCTTCATGTAGATGTTGGCAAAGCCACGCACGCCGCCGCAGTATTCCATCAGAACTTCAAGCAGTTCCGACGAATGTGGTACGTTGGCGCCGCCGATGCGGGCCGACGCAATAAATACGTCTACCGCACCCTTCTCAATCTCCTTAAGCCGCTCCTCACGCTTCTTCTGGCGGCGACCGTTCTCATGCTTCCGGCGGCACGTCTTGCACCTGGAGTGGAAGCCGTCCTTGGATTTATGGAAGTGATCGGTCGTCTCAGGAAACGACTTCTTGCACTGTATGCAGGTTTTTTTCGACATAGTCCATCAGGCCTGCGGACGGCTTCACGTCAACGATCTTGGCTGAGTTGTTGTGCTTGGATGCCCAGGCCATCTGGAGCTTCTGCCCCACACTGGCTGCGTCCATGACGACTGGCTTTCCGACGCACTTCGGCTTCCAGTGGCCTGCCCAAGCGTCCCAGTTGCAGAGAACCGGGTTGTATCCCAACTCAGTTGCGCCGGTGATCGACAGGTCCCGGGTCATCGTCACGTCTTCTGTAGACGCCTTGTTCTCTGCGTACTTCGATGTCCACTCGTAGTAGAACCACGGGTGGTCGCTTTCTGTTTCCGGCTCCGTAATGTCGAAGCACCGCATGTCGTACATGATCAGCCCGGTAGGCAGGGCAGCGCACTCATGTATGCCAGTCAGTTTCACAGCTGTGTGGCGGTCGTACATCTCCAGCTGAAAGTCGGGGTTGGGGTGCTCAGACTGCTGATTCTGCCACCGAAACACGTAGACGCATTCATTTGGCGGTGGGCCGCAATACGGCGATCCAATGCACACAGGCCCCTTTGAGTAGTGGTCGACGATGTAGTCGAACGACGACTGGAAGAAAGGCTTGGCATCTGGCTGGCCGGCATTGATGTCCGGCTTCATATCGCTGTCGACCATCACAAGGATGTCGACGCCGAACTCCCTCGCCATCAGTACTGCCCGGTTTCGGGTCATAGTGATCGGCGTGTCGGCCAGGTTCCACACGCGGATGTTGTCGATCCGCTCGTCCTTGGAGATGTCCGCAATCAACGGGACCATCCACTCACGGATGTCTGGCACCTCAGAGGAAATGCCTCCGTTGCCGCCGTAGGAGAAGGTGCAGAATCCGACGTTAAACTTTGGCTGCTGCATAGTTGGTCACCTTTCGGGGGAGGTGAACCAGTGTACATTTTAACGAAACAGGCCCGCAAGCGGGTTCGACCAGCCGTTGGCGACCATTTGGTTAGCCTGCTGGTATAGCGCAGGGAAGTTAAACTGGGGCGGGGCCGCGCCTTGCGTGTTGAAGCCGTTAGCCTGCTGCTGGGCGAGAGAGTTGTTGATTGATGCGATGAATGCGTCTCTGGTGCCGAAGTTCATTGGTGGCATGGAGAACGACTGCTGTGGCATGTAGTTCGTAGCAGGCGGCGACTGCATTCCGTAATAGGTGTAGTTCTGCTCCAGGGTTCCGCTCGGCGTGACAAATGTGCCCGGCGGTATTGGAAGTTGGCCCGTCTGACCAGGAGCAGGCTGATAGCGGTCATCAGTGCCATCGCCATCGCTGTCAACGAAATCCATGGAGTAGGACAGCTCGCCCCCGCCAGTCCGTGTTCCGTAGCCATTTGCCGGCGGAGTTTGTCGTTGCCGGACGACTCCGTTTGGATCGGTATATGTCCCGCTGGACTGCTGCCTGTACACGGACATGTCAGGTGCGGACTGCTGCCCCTGCTGTGGAACGCTCGGGAAGCCGCCCTGTTGCTGCGTGGCGCCGTACGAGGGCTGCGCTTGCCCCTGCCTTGCTGGCGGACGGTACACCGAGAAGGCCTGGTTGCGGCCGATCTGGGGCCTGTCTTCAGCCTTGGGCTTTTTCCCGGTGTAGTTTACCGACTGCGAAAACGCGCTCATCTATCCACCTGCTGGTCTGCGACAGTGTCGGTCCCCGCGCCAGTGCCGTAGATCATCCGGAGGCGATCCATGTCGGACATGGTTTCATACGCCCGGACGGCTTCGATCAGCTGGCGGATGTAGTCCAAGTTCTGTATTGCCATAACGAAAAGGCCCTTGGCCAGTTACCCAGCCAAGGGCCTCCCCCGTAAGCCCCCTGACAAGGGCAGTTCTTATCGGCCTAGCTTCACCAAGGCCAGCAAATCGTCGTCTGCAGTGGCCGCCGACGAGACGGCGACAGCAACAAGGCCAAGTGCGGCAGCAGCCTCGGTTCCCGTCGCCGTAACGGCCTTGCCGCCTGTCGATGCGTCAGTCGCACCACCAGCAGCAGCCGTGTTGGCCACCAAGAGCGAGCCGACAGCAACAGCCTCGTCCGCAGTCATCTCTGATGGCCCGTCAACAGTCACCCAGAAGATGTCGTTGGCAGCCACGCCGGCGGACGAGAGGTGCTCGTCGGTGATGCCGGCTGGGATGTCGTTGGTGAGGCGAGTGTACTCGTCGACAGCCGTGTAACTGCCAGTCACAAACTTCACCATCCGCTTCCCGTACAGCGTCACACCAGAGCTGTTCCGGACAGCAACGCAGGTCTTTGTCCGGTTGCTGCGAACCTGGCCGGTGGTTGGGTCAACGTCAGGGAACTGCTTAACAGTCCCCACCCAGCCGGTGCCGTCATCAGTGGACGAGACGCCGAGCGTCTGCCCAAGCCCAAATGGCGGGTCATTAACGAAACTCATTTCTATCTATCCCCTTTACTAGGCAAGGCTGGCGAGTTTGAAGAAGTTACGCGGACTCTTGAACTTGAGGTTGCCGAGGTGGCTCACAACGTAGCGGTAGGCCTGCGTCACCTCGTCGTAGAACGGACCCTCCGAAGTCAGGAGGTTGCCCTCCATGCAGAGGAGTTCGATGTTGCCCACAGCGAGGCCGTAGCCCGTGTCGGCTGGAACAGAAACTTCTCCCGAAATTTCCACCCCGTCCAGCTCAAACACGTCAGTGAAGCCATAGCTCCGCAGACCGTTTGTGCGGCTGACGATCACCCGCTCTTTGGCGTCCAGTGCATTGAGGAAGTCAATGAACAGGCGGCGATCCAGAAGCACCATGTCGATCTGGTCCTCGGCGGAATCGTTTCGACGGGTCTGGTGGATGGCCTCTCGCACAGCCTTGGTGCAGTTGGCCGACCAGCTGGTGTCGCCGAAGTAAGACGACGTGTAGTTGACGATGCAAGGGCTGAAGAAGTCATACTCCGGATCAGCCTCACCGTTTGGCCACACGCCACTGACCTGCGAGCCGCCGTACGCACCGAGGGCCGTCGAAAGACCGGCGTAGGTGTCGTTCGGATAGGCGAACGGGTCAGCAGCGTTGGCTGTCCGCTGAGCCCCAGTCGAAATGTTCACGGTTCCGTTGGTGCCCATGAACGACTCAATGCCGTGGAACTTCAGCTCGTTGCCAGAGGCGTAGCCGTCCTGCACCCACTGCTTGGCAAGATGCTGCTGGATGCTGGTGATGAGGCGATTGCTCATCTTGCCAGCGACGTTAACGAGCGCCTGGGCGCTCCGATTCTCCAGCATCTCCTTCTTGTAGATGGCGTCCGTGACCTGGTAGCCCCGGTACTCCAGCTCTGCTTTCTTCCAGAGGTTCTGGCGAGCAAACGAACGGGGAGTTTCGCCGTTGTTGCCCTGCGGGCTGTGGTTGCGGTACTGGATCTCCCAGTCGAAGCCTCGGCCTGCCATGTTCATCCGAACCTGGCCGGCACCCTCCAAGGCAGCGAAGAGCTTGTACTTACGCAGGGAAGCGATCTCTTCCTCACGCAGGTGGTTAACGATTGTGGTGGCGATTGACCTCGCCCAATCAGTCGAACTAGCCATTTGCTAAAACTCCATCTTCAGAGAGTTGGTTGCGAAGTCGATCCTCAAACGTAAGCCTCTGCGTGGGGACACGCGGCTCGGCCCGCCCCGCACCTCGGGTTGGCGC